ACCCGTGACGGTGCGATCTTCAACACCCGCTACGAGGGCAGCCCCAAGGCCGGCAAGGTCAAGATCCCGGTGCGTGACACCGAGGTGGCCGTCAAGGCATACGACAAGGCAAACGGCGTGGATGCCGATGCCGGCACCACCACCTATCTGGATCTGGACATCGACAACGACGAGGCTGTCAATGAGATCATCGACGGCTTTGACGCTGCATCCGTGCCCGACGGCATCACCGCCGAGCGTCTGGACAGCGCCGCCTACTCCATGGCCCTGTCCATCGACAAGAAGTCCATCGAGGCGCTGCAGAGTGCAACCGGTGCTACCATCAGCGCCACCAAGACCGCCTGCACCGCTTCCACCGCCTACAAGGAGGCTCTGGCTGCAAAGCGCACCCTGAGCCGCAACGGCGTGCCGCAGGCAGGCCGCTGGATGATCGTCAGCCCCGAGTATCTTGAGACCCTCATGCAGGACGACCGCTTCATCAAGCAGGGTGACCTGTCCCAGCAGCTGGTGCAGACCGGTGCGGTGGGTCAGATCGCCGGCTTTGCGGTGTACGAATCCAACAACATGGACTTCGAGAACACCACCCGTGTCAGCACCAAGAAAACTACCACCGAGTTCATCTGCGGCCACCCCAACTGGTGCCACCGTGTGATGGAGTGGCAGACCCCCGTGCACCTGCAGGATCTGGGCGGCTCCGGCAAGTACATTGGCGCGTCCGCTGTGCAGGGCCGCAAGGTGTACGGCATCAAGGTGTCCAAGCCCAAGACCCTGTACATCAAGCGCATCGAGGCGTAAGGAGGGCCCCGCCCATGAACTACTGCACCTACCCGGAGTACCAGGCGGCGGGCGGCACGGTGAGTGAGCAGGCGTTCGGTGTGCTGTGCAGCAGGGCGTCCCGGCTCATCGACAGCGCGACCTTCGGCAAGGCGGAGCCCCATGCCGCCGTGTGCGAGAGCTGCCGTCAGATGCTGGCGGATGCCTGCGCCCAGATCGTGGATCTGCTGGCTGCCAAGCTGGCTGTGGGTGCTGCACTGGGCGCACAGAGCGTCTCCAATGACGGCTATGCTGTGACCTTTGCGGCCAACACAAGCCTGTCCGCTGCCGTGCGTTTTGAAGCCTGGCATGTGCTGGAAGCCGCCCTCGGGTCTGACCCCCACGGCCTGCTGTACAGGGGGATCATGTGAGATGAACACGTCTGTTACCGTGGTGAACCTCATCCACGACCCCAAGGCCGACACTGATACGCCCAAGTGCTGGGTGTTCCCGGCCTGCAGCTGGCGGGAAATGCTGGACACCTCCGGCACCGGCACCAGCAAGGACCCCGAGCGCACCATCCAAATCCGCATCCCGGCCAGCGTTTGCACCCTGGGCTACCTGCCCTATGTGCAGTGGGCAGCCCTGCCCGCTGCCGAAAAGGCAAAGCACTGGACGCTCAAGCGGGGCTGGAAGGTGGTGCAGGGTGCGGTGCAGAGCCTGACCGCCGAGGAATACGCCCGGCTGGAAAAGACGCACCCCTGCTGCACGGTGGCGGCAGTCTCGGACAACCGGGAGCCCCTGCTGCCACACTGGCATGTGGAAGGGAGATGACGGCATGTCCACCATCTGGGACAAGAGCCACGGCGGACGCCTGACCATCACAACGCCCATGGGCACCCTGTTCACAGTGCAGCACCGCAGCGGTAAGTGCAAGGCACATATCCGCTGGGACAAGGACGTGGGGGCCAACCTGACCCGGGCCATGGTCACGGGCCGAGGCAAGCTCATGCAGCGCATCATCCGGGACACCCACCCGCTGGTGCCCTTTGACACCGGTATGCTGGACAATTCCGCCCAGCTGGCCACCGACTACGAGACCGGTGAGATCATCTGGTCAACGCCCTATGCAAGACCTCAGTATTATCTGCACCCCCAGGGCGAGGGTCTGCACGGTGACACCGGCCTGCGCGGCAGCTACTGGGCCGAGCGCAGCAAGGACGCCAACAAAGTCTCATGGAACCAGTTCTGGAAAGCAGTGATGAAGGAGGAAACCAGATGACCCCTGCCATTCAGGCCATGCGCGACTGGCTGCGCACCTGCCCGCTGGTGGCCTCCGCACAGGAGGACGGCGTGGCGTTCCGGGTGGGCGGCCTGACCGGCGATGCCGAGGAATACACCATTTTGGACATGCCCGGTGCCCCGGAGCTCAAGCGCTATTTCAGCGGATCCCTCCGGCTGAAAAACTACGTTTTGGCCTCCCACACCATCTACACCCCGGACAACATCTCCCAGCAGGCGGCAGCGTCCGGCTTCTGGGACGACCTGACCGAATGGGTGGCCAGCCAGAACCGGGCCCGCAACTTCCCGCAGCTGGGCAGCGGGCGCACCGTCCGGGAGGTGTCTGTCACCTCCAGCGGCTACATCCTCGAGGCGGAGGGCGGTGCCTGCCGTGCGCAGATCCAGCTGCAGCTTATTTACTATCAACCGAAAGGAGCAACCACATGACCGTTAAAGAAGTGATGGCCGGCATCACCCCCAGTGCGGACTATGCCGGCCTGGAAATGGCGGACGACTTCGTGCTGGCGTTCCAGACTGCGGACACCCAGCAGGATGTGAACGACTACATCGTCTGCCAGGAGTGCATCACCGAGCACTCCGCTGCCGTGAACCCCGGCACCCAGGACAAGCAGTATATCCGCAAGGGCAATGCCACCATCAAGACCAGCGCACAGCGCACCTTCTCCATCTCCGGCGACCGCACCCACGGCGACGCCTGGCAGGATTGGGTCACCAGCCTGGCCGTGATGTTCGGCACCGGCAGCGCCGTGATCGTGCCGTATGTCTATTTCTCCATGCTCACCGGCAAGGGCGAAACCGGCAAGGCCTCCGTCATCGTCAACGGCGACGCCTCCAATGGCGCAGGAAATAACGCCGGCATCTCTGTCACCGTCTCCGGTGTGGAGAAGCCCAAGGAGTACACCTACAGCGCCACCTGAGTTTCCCACAAGCATGTCCCCGTCCACCTCCCCGGACGGGGATTTTTTATGCCCTGAACCAGCCAGATCAAGCCGGGGCAGCACCGGCGCAGGGCCCAACGAAAGGAGCTTTTTATGATTCTTCGCAACGTGAAATTCGATTTTAAGGTGACCAAAGGCAAGGACTACAAGCGGTACATCCAGGGCTACAAGGCAGCCATGGCGGCGCTGAACGTGCTGGACAAGGAAGATGACGAGTATCTCATCAAGTTCAACGAGATCCTGGATGACTTCTTTGCCGACCTGCTGGGCGACGATTACGACCAGCGTCTGGGCATCGACGTGGATGACCTGGAAGATCTGATGCAGCTGCTGGCGGACTTCAACGCTGCCGCTGACCCGGAGGCACTGGAACGCATGGCGGCCCTGCAACCCATTGACCGGGAAGCCATGAAGGACGCCAAGAGTTCCATCCCGGCACCCATCCCCATGCCCATGAATCGGGAGCAGCGCCGGGCAGCACGCCGGGCCAAGGCATGACCCGCCCGGACTGCTACCTGACCGACAGCCTGCCGCAGGGCTTTGAGACGGACTTCCGGGCGTGGGTCACCTACGACAACATGGCCGCCCGGGCCCACACACCCGAGCAGGAAGCCGCCCTGCAGGACTACGCCCAGCGGGTGCTCATACATGGCCCGCTCACAAAGGACAACCTCGACGCCTTTCTGGACTTTTACCGCTGCGGCGCCGAGGAATCCGAGCGGGAGAAGCGCAGCGCGGAGGCGTTCCGGGAAATGCCCCGGGGCTTTGATTTTGCGGTAGACGGCCCCCTGATCTGGGCGGCCTTTCTGCAGACCTATGGCATCGACCTGCGCACGGCGCAGCTGCACTGGTGGGACTTCATGGCCCTGTTCCGGAGCCTGCCGGACGAGTGCCGCATCTGCAAGATCATCAGCTATCGCACCGAAGATCTGACCGACATGCCCAAGGGAATGCGGGAGCAATACGAGAAGCTGCGCCGGGTGTACGCCCTGCCTGCGGAGGCCGGCGGCACGGCCCGGCGCTATGTGTCCATGGCAGACCGCAAGGCGTCCATTTTTGCCAGGCAGGCCGAATACCAGAAAGAGCATTCCGGGAGGTGATGCACCATCGCACGCGAACATGACGGCGAGGTCGTTTTCGGCGTCGTGACCGATCCAAGCGGGGCCCAGAAGGGCCTTGACCAGGTAGAACAGGCAGCGGAACAGGCGGCCCAGAAAACCGCCTCTGCCGCCGCCAAGGCCGCCGACAGCGTGGTGTCCGAAACGGAAGAAGCGGCCCAAAAGGCCGCCGCTGCCGTCAAGAGCGCTGCCGGGAAGGGCGAGAAGGAAACCGCCGACGCCGGTGCCAAGGTCCGAAAAGTCAGCAAGGAGACCTCCGACAAGGTGGGCACGGACGCCGATGCTGCCGGCCAGAAGACCCAGCGCACGGCGCAGGAGACGAAAGACAAGGTCATTGCCCAGTTTACCGC